GCACCATCACCAGCGCCAAGATTCAGGACGGCGCCATCACCAATGCAAAGATTGGGTATGCGGTAGTTGGCCAGGCCAACATTGCAGACGGCGCTATCAATTACGCCAAGATCGGTGATGCTCAAATTACGACGGCAAAAATCGGCGTCGCTCAGATTGATACTCTGCGCATCGCCGGCGGCGCCGTGGTGGCCGGTAACTCCATGCAGGCAAACATGGCGATCGGCGCATCAAGCGGGAGCGGTGATAACTTTTTCTCGCACAGCTCGCCAACCGGGGCAGGCGGTTATGCGCAGTATTTCATTTCCGTCAATTGCACCAATCCGGGTAGCCCTGGAGCTGGCTATAAATACGTCACCATCAACACGGGTAGCGATGGGGTGGTTTTCGAGAAGTCATTTGTTGCAGACCAAAGCGCGCCGACCGATCAAAACATCGCCAACTACAAGACCTTCCTAAACACGACGTTTAGCTGGGTCGGCGGGTATCTTGGCGGGGGCTCTACCGCTTCGATCGGCATTAACATTGGCCGCCCCGCTGCCGGTCAGATCCAGGGCTATGTGCGCATAGCAATTTTCACTTTCCAGAGGTAAGTATGAGCATCATTGAAAAGGCGACCGCCCAGGCCGATATCGAAAGCCTGGATCTGTTCGGCGGGTGGGATCACACGCAGAGCAGTATCAACATTCCTTTCACCATTTTTAACGATGGGCGGATCCTGGGTTCGGCCAGCGTAAGCCTGGCGCTCCAGCCCGTAGGGACTTTCCCGCCGGTCTGGATCCTGTCTGAACAGGATAAGGAGTTCTGCGTGCGGTCAATGCGCGAGGGGTCAGGTCAGATCGCTGGGCTGGCCGGCGTCCCCCTGGACGGTATCGAAATCGCGCTGGGAAGCCACAACGGGAGCATGCCTCCCCGGGTGGTGGTGGATGGATGGGTGATTGAGCCCGAAGTCCACGCGGTCCAGGTGGGCGCCGATAGCGTGGTGTCTGCGCTGCCGTGCGCGGGGGTTTTCTCGCTCCAGCGAGTGGAAACAAGGTTCTACTACGAAGATATGCAGGTTCCGGGCGGGGAGGATTTCTTGCTGGATCTGCCGGCCGGCGCTTACCGGGGCGTGTTTTTCCCGGCCGATCTGCTGTATGGGCAAGGGGGGTTTGAGTTTGAAATCGCTTAAGCCCGTACTGGCGGACGCCGACCTGATCCGCGCCGGGCAGTACCCGCGCATAGGCGACCAACTGGACGCCATCATGAAACTGGCCGCGCATCTGCGCAGTCAAGGGATAGAGCTTCCCGCCGAGGTGGATTCTTGGGTGGATGCTTGCCTGGAGGTGAAGCGACGCATTCCGCAATCGAAGACAAAGAACAACCCGCCCGCCTGATGCGGGCTTTTTTTTGGAGTGGAGATATATGGCAGAACCTGCAAGCACGGGGGTGGTGGCGGCCGCGGCGGCGAGTGTGACGCTCGCCGGGCTGCTGCCCGGTATTGACGGCAATGCGTTGATCGGCGCCTTCGCTGGGGCGTCGCTCTTTGTGGTGTCGCGCAAGGACGGCGGCTTGCTGTCTCGCGTCTTTTATTGGGCGATCTCGTTCGTGATCGGCTACCTGGCTGCGCCCGACGTGGTGGCGCTGGCGCCTGTCAAAGAAACGGCCATCGCGGCATTCGGTGCAGCCGCTCTTGTCGTGACCGTCGCGCTCGCGGCCATTGAGCGAATCAAGACGTTTGACTTCACGACGATGTTTAAGAAAGGGGGCTGATATGCAACCGGCAGACATGATCGATTCGGGCCACCAGATTCTGGTGGCCCTTTTGTTTGTGGGGGCGAATCTTGCCTCGGCGGTCCGGCTGCTGCTGTATCGCCGCAACGGCGCCAGGTTTCGGCGCGGTATGTCGTGGCTGGCCTACCTGCTGATCGTTGGCACGGGAGGGCAGGCGCTGGATGTGCTGGTACGGCATGAGCCGGTCACCGTCTGGCAGGCGGTAGTGGCGGTGTTGATCGCGGTTCTTGTGTATCGCGCCCAGGGGAACGTGGCGTGCATTGTTAGGGTGAATTCATGACATTGAAAGAGATCATCGCAGGCGCGGTTAATCCGGCGCTGGCGCAGCTGCCGACCAAGATGGACACCGCGGCGGCACGCGTCCTGCTTCTGGCCATTGGCTTGCAGGAAAGCCGCTTTCTCCACCGCCGACAGATCGGAGGGCCGGCGCGGGGCTTCTGGCAGTTTGAACGAGGTGGGGGCGTGCGCGGTGTGCTGACCCATCCGGCCAGCCGTGAGCATGCCTATCGCATCTGCGAGGCCCGAGGTGTGGATCCGCTTGCTGCGGCTGTCTATCCGGCGCTTGAGACCGACGATGTGCTGGCGGCTACCTTCGCTCGCTTGCTCATGTGGACCGATGCGTGGCGCCTTCCTGCCGTCGGGGACGAACAGGGCGGGTGGGAGCTGTATATCCGCACTTGGCGGCCTGGAAAGCCGCATCCGAAGACCTGGCCCGCACTGTACGCGCAGGCCGGTGCGGAGGTAGGGGGTAAACATGCGGGCATGGCTTGAACGCGCCAAAGGAGGGCTCGTGCTATTCGGCCTGGCCTTGGCTGCGCTCGTCAGCATCTTCTACCGGGGGCGGGCGACGGGTCGGCAGGCCGAACGGCAAGAGCGGGCTGAACAGATCAACGAACAGGCGGCACAAGCCCGCCAGGAGGTGCGCGATGTGCAACACGAGACGGCGAGCATGGATGACGCCGCTATTGCTGATGAGCTTAAGCGTGACTGGGTGCGTGGCGCCGGCCCGGGTCGGCGTTGAATACTGCGACCATGCAAGACCGGTCTATTTCGCCAATGCAGGGCAGGTCGACGCCACGCCCGCCGATATCCGTCGGCAGATCCGGGATGGGAATGCCATCTGGCGCGCGCTCTGCGGCCCCTGATCGCGTAAGGTATAGTAGCCGCGCCATAATCAAGGAGGGTAGGCTAATGCGTAAGGGAATCGCAGTCTTGCTATTGTCAGCCGTGGCCGGCTGTGCTTCGACTCCGGCCGACGTAGAGACCGCCCCGAGAGCAAAGGCGTCGGCGATTCTTGACCCTTCTTTGCTCATTCCTGGCCCGGATAAAGGGCACATTCGGATCATTCGGGACCGCGGTGTGTTTGGCGCGGGAATGTCAGTGCTTATCTATATTGATGGGCGTCATGTCGCCAACGTCGATTCAAATCGTGTCCTTGAACTGCAGGTTCCCGCAGGTACGAAACAGCTTGGGCTTCAGATCAACGATGTCACAGACCCCGTTGCCTATCAAGAGATCGTCGTTCGACCAGGGGCCGTTTACGACTATCGGGTTAGCTTAAGAGGCAACGGCTGGACTGCTGACTGGCGTCTAGATCGATTGAACTGACGAATCATGATAGAGCTCGCTTGCGGCTCTATGACCTTGCGTAGCTTGTTGCGGGTAACAAAAAGCGCCCCGATTCGGGGCGCTGATCTATCCTCAGTTGCGGTGTCGCGCGGTGGCGCGGGGCACATAGCGAACATGGCCGCCCGGAGGCGGTAGCCACGACTTCGTTTCATTCATCCATCCAGATTCCCAGGCCCCAACCTTTTCACGCCATTCCACGATCGATTCGCCGGTATGACCCGGCATTGCTACGGCTCGATAGTAGGGGCAGTCCCACAAGGTCAATCCGTCGCGGGCGGCGCTGGCGCCCAGCTTTTGGATGTCTTCGCGATGCATTGCCGTACCCTCCAAAAGTAGATGATTGGGTAAATTATTATGGCGCTTTCGGCTTGGTGGCTGCAATAGTGTTGCAGCACCCCATGCGCTGGTCTCATTGCCTGATCCACTGCATCCACCACCCCTGGTAGTAGCGTCGGCCGTTGATCTCCTCGAACCCGCAGACCATCATGCCGCGGTCGGACGAGAAAGTCAGAAGTTCGGGCTCGAGCAGATCAGGAATGGCTCCCTTGTCTGTCGCGCCGAATTTCATCAGGTCGTCCATCGTCATGACGCGGATTGACCGTTTCATGTCGTCCCGCATGACCGAATACATGCGGACGGTGCCGGTGATGGTGGGGCCCGGGTCGCGGTCGTGACGCTTCTGGCCGAGATGGTGGGTGCGGGTGACGGTGCAGAGCATGATGTGCCGTAAAACTACTGTATGGACATACAGTTTAATCGCGCCTAGAATTCGCGCAATTCGGCCCCCTTTATGGCCGAGGGGGACGGAATATGGCGGATCTTGGGGAGTGGGCGCAGCGCGACGAGTATTACTGGGCTGGCCCAGGCGGCTGGACCATTTGCCGCGTGTTTGCGCAGGCCCGCTGGCAGTTCGAACTGTGGGCGGGCAATGGCATGCGCCTCGGGATGGAAGCATCCTTGGCGAAGGCCATCCAGCTTTATGAGCGCGTCAAAGGCTGACGCTATTTGCCGGGCATCGGCGTGGCAACCAGCTTGTCGGCCGGGAAGGGCACCAGAAAGTCGCGGGCAACGCTGGCCGGAGCGGTCAGCCAGTCGCCGTATGCGCCCTCCGGCAGGATGACGACCATCCGCTTTTCCTTGCCCGATTGGTGGTAGTGCTTGAACAGGGGGTGAGCATCGGCATTGATGGTCAACATGGTGTAGCTTTCCTGAAGCTGCCCGGCGGCGTCACGCCACCGATCCCATAGGCCGGCGATGCCCATAGGTTGGCCGTCCGCACGTGTAAAGCGGGTAGCGATCGACGTCTTTCTCAGCCCTGCGTCGGCCTCCCTCCAATCTGGCTCAAAAATCGCCTCGGCGGGAATGACGCAATGCTGGGCACGGGACCACGCGCCGCGAAACGTGAACGCGGATGTGACCCGGTCGTCCCGCGCGTTGAACGTGGACAGCTTTTCGGCGTTCTCCAGACCGTCGGCCTTTGTCATCATGCTGATTAAGCCCCACCGCCCTACGACGGCTTCTCGTTCCGGTACGGCTTCGTCGCCGGCGTCATGCTCCACCGGCCGGCGCACAAACAGCCCCTCGCGCCTGGGCCACATATCGTAGGTGCCCAGCGATGCCGGCTTCTTTGATACGCCGAACTTCTTGAGCAGCAGCTCAGCGTCTTTCAGGGTCTGGTAATGGCTGCACATGGAACCCTCCAAGGAGGATTCCAGTATAGGGTCAGTCGTTGTTGGTGGGCGGGCGCTGCTGCCGGTGGGCGACGTGTGCCAAATAGGTCTGGGTCAGCGCTTCAAGGGTGACCCATTCGTCATCGGTCAGCGTCTCGAACAGTTCGGGTGGGATGTTGGGGAAGGGCCAAGTGTGCATAGCCGAACTATAGCGAGAGGAAGTCCCCAAACGTGCTTGGGGGGGGCAATGTAAGACTGATTCCTGGACAGTCAACGAAGGGCACCCCTGCGACCGAAGGATCGATGGGCGTAAAAAAA